GTGCTCATACTGACCGTATCCAATTACAAGGCTGTTACCACCAGATGCAGCATTAATGATTTCATATCCGGCAAGATCATATATTTTTTTGTAGAATTGTACATCGGCATCAAATTTGGTTTTCCCTTCCACCGATAGGGCCCCGCTTACATCTACCGAACCATTGCATACCATATCGCCGCCCATCGTTACATACCATGTACCAGTATATGAACCGTTGCTGTTCTTTTTTTGTGCAGAAAACACCCAAGAGCCTTTGGTAGTTGGCTTTTGAATGTATGCACGATAACTACCCAAATCCGCATACAGTTCTCGGTCGGTGATGTTCCACCCGGCGATCGTGCCTTTATCCGCAAGGATCTCAATACCGGAGAGTCTACCGGCTGAAATGTCCGTAGCATTCAGGTAATACTGGTTGGTTTTTTTGTTGTAGTACACCGCAAAGTCCTTAAAGGGGCCTTGCAGTCCGGTGGTAGAAACAGCCATGCCGTTCTTATTCAGCAGCAGGCAGCGGCCTTTGGTCTTGCCCTCCGCTGCCGGGTACTCTCCGATATAAAGCGCGTCTGACACACCATCGCCGTCCCGGTCGATCAAAGCAGCGTAACCGCCCACTGCGTTCGTGATAGAATCCGTAGCATCCTGAATGCGCTGTGCCAACGGCGCTGTGACCTGCTGCATAGCCTTAGAGATCATGCGGGAAAGAATGCTTCCGGCAGAGCTGCCCTCCTGTTCTGAACGGGCATGGGCGGTCACTTCCATAGTGACGGAGCCATCATAATCATACTCCACACCCATCAAAGGGATATGGTGATCGCCGGTATCGTCCCGGTAAGTGATCACATCGAAACTATCCAACGCCGGATTGGCCGTGAGCAATGTCATACTTCCCGGTCGGTACTGTATGCCCAGGTCAAATACAGTCTCACCCTGGTCGCCATCATCTATGTAGATCATATCAGATACAGCGTTAAATACTTTTTCCGCTTGGGCCTGGGTGGTGATCAGTGGGTTGTCGAAATACAGCACCTCGCTGTTGACCGACAGACTATCTGGTGCAAGAATATTCTTATTCCCATTGTTGCAACTGATCCCCAGGTAGGTTTTGTCCGTCTCTGCCAGTGAAACCTCTGTGACCGTGTCATCTGTCACCGCGTATTCTGCCGTACCATCATATACCTGGGCGAAAGTATCTACTCGCAACTTGCCTTCTCGATCAAAGACGGCAGCACAGCCGCAGAACCCAGCCACATAACCGATGGCATCATTCACATTATAGGCAGTGACCTGCTGCTTGCCGTCCTCGTCTGTTTCCGTACCGCAGAGCAAAGAAACATCTACCGTGCCAAAGCCGGAGACCTTGCTCTCCACGCCGGCAGCCAACTCAAAGTTACCCTGGCGTGCCAGGTCTTTTAAGATTGCCAAAGGGGTCTGCTGACCGCTGATGGCGGCAGAATACGGCATAGAAAGATCATACATGTGGTCGTACATTTCCAAAGTGGTACATTCGCCGGACCGAGTGACCTTTTCCGGATAAAACACGCCCATTGGCACCCACTCCACTGCACCGTTGACCATACAGCCAAAGTACACCACGGTTTTCTGCCCGCGAAGCACGGCACCGGCAGGCACAGCCCACAGAACGCAGTTACACCCACAAGCGTAGGACTTTGCCAGCGCGTAATCGTCATGGCTGATACTGCGGTCAATATTCAGCTCCATAATGTTATTTTGCTCATTTGGGCTTGTAGGATCCGTCTCATCGTTGTAGCCAAAAATGAAATTGCCACATTTAACCTTCACATAGATCCGTTCCCCGTTTTTGATGGCCTGGTTAAAATCAGTGCTTGTCTTGTACATAAAATACTCCTTTAGCGCTCAATGGCGTCTACTTTGTAGTTGATGAAATACCGGCAATCCCTGGCACCGGAATAAGCCGTCCAACTGGGCGTGCCAAAGTAGCAGCTGAAAGAAAACACCGTATTCCCGGAGGTATCCTCCAGCTTAATAGAATGCCAGGGCTTACTCGCATTGTTGATCACGCCGTTTAGCTTGTCCAACTCCGCCCGGGTCAATGGCGGAAAGGACAACTGCCTTGTTTTTTTGACCTGAACGATACTGCCGTTCATATAAGCCGACTTGGAGCGGCCTGTGTTAGAGGACCACACCTTTTCATCTGAACAGGATATGGCATTGAATGATGGGTTTGGCATTTTTGTGCCGTCAATATATAGTGGCATACCGTCCCTCCTTACGCTGTAGCCGCAACCGGGTCACGGCCTTTCTTTTCTGTTTGGTTCACATCGTCCAGCACCACCGTGCTTAAATGCTTACCGCCCACATATACCGGGATCGTTACATTGACCGCCTGCCCGCTGCTACCCAGCATTTGCACCATCATTGCGGCTACCTTGCTGATCCACTGGGTGTTTCGCTCCAAAGGCACAACAGCCTCGGCGCCTTTACCTTCCAGCAGACCGACCTGGCCTTTTTTCAGCACGCCGCCCTTTTCCAGCTCTGGGATAGTGGGTATAGAGAACAACTGGTACTGGCCGTTGGTCACGCTCACGCCCAGGGCGCTAAGCACATTAGACAGTGTGCTGCCAACGCTGATGTTCAGCTTGTCGTTGATTTTGTCGATCATGTTGTTGACCAGTTTGATCACACCGTTTAAGGGGCCTTTGAACGCATTGGTAAAGGTGGCTTTCAAATTCTTCAGGCCGTTCTTTAAGCCGGTCACGATCTTACCGCCAAGGCCGGTGACTTTTGATACAACGCCATTTTTCCCGGTAAAGAAATTAACAACGCCGTCCTTAAATCCTTTGAATTTTTGGCTGACCTTTTTCCACAGATCGCCGATACCGTCAAACAGACCTTGGGAAATAAAGCCGCCCTGCTTTTTCATAACCTTAGACGGCGATTTGATCTCAAACGCTTTTTGGAAACCATTGATAAACGGTTGGAAAATGTGTTCCTTAACCCACTTCCATGCATCTCCGATGCCGTCAATGATGCCGTCCCAAATGCCCTGGGCCACATTGCCGCCGGCTTCTTTGATCTTGTCGCCAAAATAGGACTGTATACCGGACACAGCGTCAGAGATAAGCTGTCCCAGGAATGCACACAGGCCGCCTAAAGCTGCACCAAGCGATTCAAACAGAGCGCTTGCCATTCCACCAAAATCAATACCGCCTATGAAGTTTTCCAGCGCCGTAGCCAGCCCTCGCCAGTCCAAATTTTCCAGAAAGCCTGCAATGGCCTTGAATACACCGCTGATTGCATCGGACAGAGTCTTTGCCACCTGTCCCCAGTCAATGGTGTTGAATATACCGTTCAGGTTTTTAGCAAAGCCTGCGCCAAGAGCTGCAAAATCGAATGTGGTCAGGAAGGTGTCCAGTGCACCAAAGACGGTGTTCACACCGTTACCAACAATTTGTCCGGCACCCTCCCAGTCGAAGTCACGGATGAAGCCGTTTAGGCTCTTGGCAATACCGCTGACAGCGCCGTTGACTTTGTCCTGTATGCCTTTCCAGTCCAGTGCATTGATCTTGCTAATAATCTTATTACAAGAACCGGCGATTTGTTCGCCGATTCCCTCAAAGTCGCAGCTTTTCCACAGGTTCTTGATTTTCTCCAAATAAGCGGAGAACTTGTCGGACGCTGCCGGCGTATTGGCTGTAGACGCACCGGACGAACTACTGTCTTGCTGATCATCACTAACCTTAGTGATTTGGTCAAATCCGTACAGTTCTTTCTGCGCTTGAGACAGCTTTTTCGTCTCTTTTGTGGTCTTGCCCACAGCGGTGGCCGTGGCATTTACCTGCGAAGCGATCCCCACAGATGAAAGCAACCCACTAATGGCATTGGCAACACTCATGGCATAGGGCATGAGCTTTTCAAACAGCCCCACAACCACATTGATGGCCGGTGCCAAAGCATTTGCAAAAGCATTTTTCAAGGCTTCTACACGGTTATTCAGAGCCTCGTTCTGACTTAAATATCCGGTGATCACCGAGCGCAGCTCGCCGAAAATGTTTTTACACACTTTCAGCCCCAACGATACCACACCTATACGGCGGATAGACTTGACCACATTCAACAGGGACTTGCTGGCCGTACCGGAAGAAGCACGCATATTTTTCAGGTGACTATGCACCTTGCCGAAAGCGGCGCCCGCTGCAGATCCGATATTTCCAAATATGCCCTTTAACCCGGAGAAGCCCTTTTTCAGTTTCCCTGCTGCGGAAACATCACCGGTTTGCTTGAGCTGCTTGCTCATACTCTTAAGCGCAGGAGCATTTCTGGATATGGACGATTTCAAGTTGGAAAAGCGGTTGCTTTCCGTTGCTATATCCGCATTGGTTTTGTTGATCTGTCCCGTGGTCTGTGCCATTGCACTCTTCGCTTTGAGAATCTGCGAAGAGGTTTTGCGGATTTCATTTTTCAGCTTGTCCAGCGTATCCGTTTTTAAATTATTCGGATTCAGGCCAACCTCTTTCAGCTCGCTGTCAAAGACTTCTAAATCGTTCTTTATACGATTGATAGCCGCCCGCTGCTGTTCAATCTGATTGATCGTCATGCCGCTGGTCGACGCTGTTTCCATTTTGTGGATCCAGTCTACCATCTCCTGATACTGACTGCTTACACCGGCGATGCCGTTCTTATAGGACTTCAAAAACTCCTGCTGTGCCCGGTAAGTGGCTGTTACCTCTTTTAAGCGGCTGGACAACTGCTTGTATGTTTCGTCCTGACTGTGCAGCTGATCTTTCAGCTGTCTGGCTTTTGCCGTATACTCGGATATTTTCGCAGCACTGCTCGTAGCGGCCTGCGCATTGCGCTCCTGGCTCTTAATAAGCGTATCCACTTGTTTTCCCATCTTTCTTGTATCGGCAGAGGCAGAAGACATTGCCTTGGCAGTTACCGTCTTAATCTTATCGGTTACGCCGGATAGCTGCTTCAACTCGCCCTGGAGAGAGGACATGCTCTTTTTGTACTGGCTAATATCCGCAGTAAATCGTGTTACCAACTCCTGATCCACAAAATCACCTCCTTTTCTTGTTTTTCAATCGTTAAAACTGATCAAAGTAGGCCATTGCTTTGGCCGCTTGAATATCCAGCACATCATCCTTTGTCCAATATGGGAAAAGGTCATACACTGCGCCCACATCCTCCCCGGCAACCGCAGCGGCGATAACCCCGGCTTGGATATAAGCGATTTGTGACAGGTTTTGATACTGCCTTTTCTCAAAATCACGATGGAACAGGATGTAACGCTTTAGTTCTCCATAGGTCATGGCGAGAATAACGGAGAACGACAAGCCATAAGCGTTGGCCTCCAGGATCATATCCTCCGTTGTGCAGTAATTACTCCCGAAAGGAAGTGGACGGCTTGTCCTCACTCTCTGTGGACTTCTCCACGCCGTCAAACGCAGCGTTGACCATCTTTTCAATGCCGGCGGAGAGCTTCTCGGCCTGCGTATCGCTCAGTAGACCGGACACATTGGCCAGCTGAAAGAGAATGCTTGAAAATGCGTCCACGCCGCTAACGCCGCTGTCCACCAGCGCGTCATACAACGCCTCACCGGTCAGATCGCCGTTGGGATCATCGTTAAAATGCAGGGCCTCATCCAGTACAGCCAGGAGCCGCTCCGGATCACTGGAAGCGCTGAGGATCACATCCAGGGCGTCCTCGTTGAATTTATTTTTCAGTCGCAGCTGAGCAGCTACAGTCAAACGCAGGTGCACAGTCTTGCCGCCATTCAGCTGCAAATCATATGTTCTGGTTACAATATGGGATTCGTTCATTGTCATTTCCTCCTAAAAAGCGGGGAGGCAGTCGCCCGCCTCCCGAATAGTCGATTTACGCGGCGGGGAACTCTCTGCTCCAGTCGCCGTCCAGCTTGTAAGAGACAGTAGCCTCCATCAGTCTGTTTACGCCCGGTCCCTTAATCGTCAGGCTGGGCACACCAGAGTTGTTAAACTTGGTGCCGTCCGGCAGCTTAACCATAATGGGTACGGACACACCGGCGTCCTCCAAAGCTGCCAGCACCCGATAATCCGATGTGGCGTCCTTTGCGTTGTACAGAAAAGTCACCTCAAAGGCGTCTGCTTTCTTGCGAATACCGGTAATGCTGTGTTCCACATCATCGTCATAGCAAGTGGCGTCCAGTTCTTCCCGTTCGCCCTTGGTCAGATCGCCGATTTGGGTGGCGTAGTTCAGGCACTTGGCTGTGGGGCCGGTATAGTTGGGATATACCTCAATGCCTTTGGACGCAAGGCCGCGTTCCGGCTTTGTTTCGTTCATATAAAATCCTCCTTAATCAATCAATCGATTGGTTCTTGTGTCTACCCGACGACCGTAACGCAATGATTTGCGCAAATAACCGCTGGGGTCGTGTAAAAGCGCGTCCGAGGATGCAAATTGCCGGATCAGGCCCAGCGAGGTCAAAGCCTCGTCTACCTTTTCCGTCAATTCCAACAGGTCCGGCAAGGTCATAAACCACAGATCCACCTGATAGGCGATCACATCTACGCACGCCAGTTCCGTGCCTGTATTGGTGATCTCATAAAATGTGATCAGGTTACCTGCCGGTTTGCTCTCCGGAAATGCCATCTTAATGTCATAGGGAATGTCCGACTGTACGGATTTTAAGGTATCCCGGATCACTGCACGGTAGTTTTTCACTTGATCGCCTCCTGTATAGCCGTACCATAATGCTCTGCAATCACCGGCTGCATTTCCTGCATGCCGTTATACATAAATAGCGCCGGCAAGCGGCCTTTCAACCTGCGAAATCCGTAGCCGGGTATATACGCAGTCCAAGGCTCATGCTTGCGCACAATACCCAGCTCACTGTCCAGCGGTGTACCCTTTTCGTCACCCACAGGTCCGGTTCCAAATTCCACATAGGCCGCATACTGCATATTGGTACGGCTGCCTGCGGTCACCCGATCACCGTCACGCTCGCAAAAGGCGGCGATAGACTCCCGCAGCAGTCCGGTGTCCTCCGGGCAGTTGCTGCGCTGACGGCCGGCCATATCCTTTGCGTCCTGCAACATCTGCCGCTCCAAGTTGTCCAGCAGATGATCTGCGGTGCGTTGCAGCGTCTTGGCATAGGCACCCAGCTTTTCGATCTCAATGTTCGTTTCCACCGGGTGCCCTCCTCTCTGTGGCATTCGCTGTCAACAACCGATAATGTAGGAACCGCTGCACGGTCTCCACCTCCAGCCAGCCAATACCCTCTACCTGTACCAGGTCGCCGGGCCGTACGCCCACAGGGTCATACAACACGGCTTGATACCCGGCAGACAGCACCCGCCCCCGCTCCTCAATAGGGGCAGAAGCAGATACCGGCTGCCAGCACAAATACAAAACGGCAGGTGTAGCACTGTATGTGTTCTGCTCAAAGTCGTAAGCACTGTCTCTGATCGTCTGTGCGGAGAAAATCCGTGATTTTACAGTCCACGACTTAGGCGTTTTTGCTTTCACAGGTGCGCACCTCCCTGTATCTGTTGTACGGCTGGAGCAGGTCGGCAATGGCTGTCTCCTGCTCCGCAGGGGTGGTATAGGTCTCGCTCATAGATACGCTGCCCTCCGTATAGGACGCACTCTTTACACCGTACTCCCGATCCTGTATAAAGCTGTTCAGGTGCACAAAAGCCAGTTTGGCCAGTGTGGTGGCCGTTACCACCGGCGGCAGCTCTTGCGTGCCCAAATAGGTCAGGCAATCGTCCTCTGCCATATCCAAAAACAGCTGTAAATCCAGCTCTTCACCGGCGTGTGCGTACCAGGCCTCGCATATCTTGTCGTAACGCCCGGCAGCGGCCCGCAGCAGCCGCAGAGCCTTGTTTTTCATCTCATCAGTCAAACATATCACCCCATAAGAAAAGGCGCCTTATTTGGCGCCCTTTTTTGTATCCTCTTTTTCTTGCAGCTGCCAACCGGCATTCAAATAAGCCGGCAGACAACTCCGATCAATGACCACTTGGGTCTTGCCCTGTACAACGGTTACCTTTTCCATTTGTACCTCCCTGGGCTTAGCCCTGCACCTTGACGATCATATTCTTGTCCAGCGTGGTCACGCCGTACAGAATATCAAAGGACACGGTGTCGATCTTGTGGGTGCTGTCGTAGTCAAAGACCACACGCACACCCAGACCGTCCGCAGAAGCCACATAGGCGTTCTTGTTGCCCATCGGCAGATCCATAGGACGGGTCACCAGTGCCACGCCGTTGCGGTGGAACCCTACGGAAGTGGGTGCAGAAATCACCGTAGCGTCTTTGTTGGTCAGCGCGGCATGGAGCGGCTGGTCAATGACTACGCTGGCGATCGCACCGCTGGAGGCCGTTGCGTCTGCTGCAAAGTGATACACATAGCCGTCCACAATAAAGCAGTCGCCCTTCTTCACGGTCGCAGAGGCTGCGGTCACGGAAGACAGCGCCACAGTGCTGGCACCTGCAGTACCGCTAACCTTAAAGGACTTGGCGGTGCCTACGGCATTATCCAAATAACCAAAGGGATACGGTGCATTCTGGCTCATATAGGTATCCATGGTGTACACCTTGCCCAGCTCTGCCTCACGCAGGGCGGTACCATCGCCGGCATAGGATACCTTGGACATATTGTCGTCCGTTGCATAAAGCACCTTGTGAGAGGGGTTCAGCACCAGGCGGCGGTTCTGTACCGGCACACCGGCAAAGTCCAGCAGGCTGCCCACCTTGGCAATATCTTTGATGGGCTTTGCTGCGTCCTCGCCGGAAGCGGTCACTGTGCGGCATGCGCCCTCTACGGCGGTAGCCAGCACATCCGCGTCCACTGCGTTGGCAATGGCCGTCATAGCCGGTTCAATGACCTGTGCAGAGAAGTCCCGCAGGTCCAGGCTCATCTCCTTAGAGGTGATCTGTACGGTCACATCACGCAGACGATCCATCTTTACAGGCACGCCGCCTTCGTTCAGCTCCTGGGGATCCACTGCGCCGGTAAAGTTCTTGGCCGCAAACTTGCTGGGACGGCGTGCGGTTACCGTATCGCCAACCTTAACAAATTCTTTTTCATAGTCCCGGTGCACCAGGTTGGCCATCACCAAGTTGTTTTTCAGTACCATCAGTGCCTCATTGGCAATGACATTGGGGGTTAAAATCGTGTTCGGCATTTCTTATTCCTCCTTAGCCGTTGTTTTTTCTCCACGCTTCATAGGCGTGGAAGTCTGTGGGCGGTACATTGTCGCCCGCTGCGCCCTTACCTGCCGGGGGCGGGTTCTTGCCCCGCAGGTTGGCCGTGGTTGCGGCCTGTACTGCCTCTTGAAATGCGGTGTCAAAGGCTTCCAAATTCTTTTGAGAGGCTTCCGCGTCACTCCCGGTCAAGAATGCCGCAAACTGCGCAGGCAGCTTGCGCTGGAGCAGCTCTGCCGCCACAGCTGTTTCCAGCTGCTTTTTGGCAAAGGCCGCTTTTTCCTGCTCAAAGGCTTGGCGGTTCTTGTCCAGGTTGTACCGCTCCCGCTCCTCCTTGTTCATGTTGGACAGCTTCTTTGCTTCGTCCGCCTGTTCCTTGGCGCTTTCCTCCCACTTGGCTCTGGCCGTGGCAAGCGCCTTGCTGACCCGGCTGTCAAACTCGCTTTGGAATTTCTTGTCTTTCAGCAGGTCGTCAAATGTTGGAGTGTCGTTGCCCCCATCGGAGTTGGCGCCGGTGTCGCCCGCTGCCCCCTCTGTGTTGGTGTCTGCTCCATTTTCGCCGGTGTCTTCGGCAAACAGCTGGAGGTTCAGCGGCAGGCGTGCGCACACCCGGCTCTGTTCTCTGCTGTTTTCCATCTCGGCATACTGTTTTGTCATTGCTGACTCCTTTCCCAAACCGTACGCTGCCGGTTCGTTAAATGATATATTCCCACAGGCATAGCCTGAAAATGGGTATAAAAAGAGCAGGGTCGCAATCTGCAACTCTGCTTTCTGTGGATTATTGATCTTGTTCTTGCTCTGCACGGAGCGCCTTGTACTTTTCCAGTATTTCACCATACCGGCGTTTAACCTCGGCCTCCAGCGCAAGCATTTCCGGTGTATTGCACCGTTCATAGCGATAACCTTTTTTCAATTCTTTCTCCCACTCTTTGAGGATTTTCTCTCTACGAACAGAATATTCTCTTCCAAGCGCCAAAAGTTCTTCTTTTTCAGCGTCGTAGAGTTTTATCTTTTCCATCTGGTGTACACCCCTTTTCCTAAAATGCGGCAAGACTCTTCTATGAGTATATGCTTTGCATACTCTTCATAATCTGATAAATCAAGCCCTCTATCCTGCATAATTGACAACATATTTCCTTCGGCTTGTGACCTTGCCTCCACCCACTGTTCTTTTGTCACGCCATCCATCTGCTCTAAGCGATAGCGGTATTTGTAGTCGAATGCCTCCATAATTTTCGTGCCGTCATCAAGCATATATGGAACATCCATATCATCACTAAACGAGAATTGTGTTTCTGCTGCCGGGTGGTTATGTATATTATAGCTCCCTTTCATCGTAATATCAACATCTGTCATATCGATCATGTCAGGGAGTTTGCTGGTTAGTAAGGACACATCCCCTTTGCTATCCACTACCAGCATATATTCGTATTCCGCATTCCCATATTCATCAATGAAATGGTCCACATAAGCATTACGCTCTTCTTCTGAATTGGGATCGATATGCCCCAAGTGGACCGGTTTTCCGGGCCTTATTTGACCATCAGCCTTATCCTTTGGAGAATGAGCACCACGGATAACGCCACCCTTTTTCTCCACATACTTCTCATACCACTGGGCGTAGGTCATATCTGCCGGTACGGTCTTGGACTTGCCGGTTACCGGATCCCTGGCCCAGCGGGTGCCGGGGCGGTTACTCACCACCGGCACGGTAATACTGCGGCAGAAAGGGTGCATAGGCGGCACATTTTTGCCCGGCTGCGCATCCTCTACCAAAAAGGTCTTGCCGTCCAGCTGACGGCACACGGCGGAGGTGCGCAAATCCAGAGTAGCCATAAACCGATACCGGATAATGCCCGCTGCTTTATAGCCCTCTAAAAAGCCCTGATTGGAGAAGTGATTGACCTCTGTACGGATCAGGCGGCTGGCACAATAGCGTTGCCCGCTGTCGCTGTCTGCACCTATGCAGTCCTCCAGCAACCGCTCCTCCATATCGTGCAGGGTCATACCCGTCATACAACCCACCTCGATCGTGCGCTGCAAGCGCTTGCAAAAGGCGGCGTTGTTCTTCCACACACGATCGGAATAGTTTTTGCCGCTCCACTTATGGGTAAGTGCGGCCTGTACACGGCGGTCACTGATCAAGCGAAAGTCATATAGACCATTACGCTTTTGGTCGTTAAATATAGTGCGGTAATAGGCTTGCTTGAATGTATCCGTCAGCCTGGCTTTGGCCAGTCGCTCCTCTCGCACACCCATGGCAACAGCTTCCGCCCGAATGGCGTTTTGCAGCGCCTGCAGGCGGCTAATCCGGTCCGCATAGGCCGGTGCGTCCAGCATAGCGATCAACTCCCGCCGTGCCTGTGGCTCCTTGGTCTTCTGCAGCTGTTCCAGCAGCCGCTCCCGCTCCTGTGCGGTTTGTCCTGCGCTGAGCAGCTGCAAGGCATAGGCTTGGCTGATTTGGCCATTCTTTACATACCGGCGGAGAATGCGCTCAATTTGTGCATTGATCTGCTCCACGCCCTGGGCATACATACGGTTGACCTCCACCATGGTGGCGGTGGTACGCGCTTGCAGCAGGTGTTCCAGGTCAACCGTTCGCCTTTTCCAATACTCTGCTGCTTTCATAGGTTAAACGTCCTTTTCTTTGTCTTGCTGTTCCTGATCTGCCGACTGTCCCTTTTCATCAGCCTTATCCTCTGTGTTGGCTGTGAAGCTGTCCATATATTGTTGCTGGTTCTCCTGCTTTTGCTGCTTCATATTCTCCACAGCCTCCGCCGGGTCCTTAACGAACCATAACAGTGACAGCAGCGTCTGATCATCAACCAGTCCGGCGTTCTTCAAGGTGCACACCATCTGCACGATCTGCGCCTCATCAATGGGCAGGGCCACAGTAAACACCATATCCACATCGTCCACAGATACCGGGTCAATTCCGTTATGGGCCAGCCAGTTGTTATATAACCTCCAGCGTTTCTTTAAGCCCGCCTCCATAGCACTCATTTTGCTTTTTACAAGCAGGTGCAAGGCCAGCAGCTTTAATTTCAGCGCCACGCCGCTGGCGTTGCCCGCAAAGGCCTGGTCTGTCATATCCGGGGTTAAAGTCATTTTATGAATATCCGATACCAGCGTATCGTCCAGCACCTTCAATGCATTCTCATCAAAGGTCTTTTGCACATATTCCAACCGGGCGTCCTGTGGAATACCATCTACGAAGTGATCCCGTTTAGCGGCTGCCATTGTCTCCGGCGGCAATACCGCACCGTAGGCAGCCAAAATAGAATTGACAAACTTGCGTTTGTCCGTCAGGCGATCGGACAGCAGCGCATTGCGGGCGTCTATCAGGTTGGCCACCTGTTCAAAGTCGCCTTGTCTCTCCTCGTTGTTCTCATAACACACCACCGGCACCTCATCAAAGAAGTGTGGCACCGGCGTACCCACCGGGTTGTACACATAGTTTTCTTTATCCAGCGATGTACTTTCGTACTGCTGGTATTGGGTGGCAGTATAGACCGTTACCGCATAGTACCGGCTGCGATCTGTGCGCTCCCGCTGCTCAAACCACAGCGCAAACAGGTCCTTGTGCTCCACAGTATCATCTTGCACCAGCACAATCTGATCCGGCGCATACACGGCGGATCGTGGGCGTGGCTGCTCCTCTGTGCTGGCATATAGCAGCTCACAGCTTTCACCGTATATACCTATGGCCTTTCCGTTTCGTTGATCCACGGTAGCAATATTCTGACTGTGATAGGCCGCCATGACGGCAGAAATGTCAATCTTCTTTCCACACAGATCGCAAAGGCCGTCTTTGTCCTCATCCACAGCGTTGTGACGGACAAGGTTGCCGTTTTGCCGGTCCAGCTTGGCCTCAACCGTAGACACCAGGGAAAGCTGCGCCTGGCTGTCTTTCTTGTCCCGGTCGTTGCAATCGTACTTGACCGGCTCGCTTAGGAAGTAACCGCGAATAATGTCCACAATATACTTGGCGTAGTTGGCCTCGGCCCGCACATCGTCCTCTTTATCTCCACGGTGAAGCTGCGGAACGCCGATATACCGTCCATATAGGGTCCGGCACCGTCTTTCATATTCGTTCGCTCGACCGATCACATAATCGATCACCGCAGAGGGCAGCTCGCCCCGGTCCAGGTTCGGCACATCCCGCCGGTTCATGTAAAGTATCATCTTATGTCCTCCTTGTTACGATCCGCCCCAGCGCCGTGCTTACAAAGTAACGCATAGCGTCCATAGCGTGGTCGTCCTGTTTGACCGGTTCGTCCCGGCCCGCCTGAGCCGCTTTGTCATACCAACGGTAGGCGTAAAATTCTGCAATGGTACGGGTGCAGTCCTTACTGAACAGCAGATCTGCCCGCTGCAATAGCGTACATACGGTACGGATTCCATCCAGCACCGCGTTATCCGCCTTTAATACCTTGAGCCCCCGCCTTTGCAGTTCTGTAATGAAAGAAGCCGCCGAAGGGTCAACCACTACGCAGGTATACGGCGTATCGCCGATAAAGGCCATCATCTCGTCCGCATACTCTGCGTCCGTTCTTTGTTTATGGTTCTCTCGCCCGGAATAGTAATATTCCTTGGTGCACAGCCACTTGCCGTGATATTTGCGCCACATCAAGAACACGGTGGGGTTCAAGGTGCCGTAGTCCACACTGATATAGGCAGAACCTTGTAGCTCACTCTCCGGCGGCAGCGGAATACAGTGCCGGCTTTCGTCAAACATATCGTAGATCAGGCCCTCTGCCACTTTCCATTCGCCCAGAATATACCGAGCATAAAAAACGCCCGCGTACATCGTTCTGTACCGGGCTTTGACCTCCTCTGTTAAGGACAAATTGTCGTCCATCGTAAAGTGGAGGTAGAGTATTCGCTTTTCTTGCCGCTTCTCCGGCAGGATCCATTCTTCATAAAACCAGTGGTGTGGGTTATCCGGGTTGCAGTTAAACCAGAATTTTGCACCACTGACAGAGCACCGGGCGGTGGCCTGCTGCACAAAGGACTGGGGCATTAAAGCCACCTCATCGAAAAACACACCGGCCAAAGTCATACCCTGGATCAGATCCTGGCTGCTTTCGTCCTTGCCGCCGAAGATATAAAACGCGTTTTCCGTACCACCCCGCGTCACCACAAGCACATTGTCGCTACGGCTGTATTTCACCTGATACCCACGACTTTGCAGCATTGCAGGCAGAAAAGAAAGCACATTCCGGCGAAAGGAGCTGATTGTCTTACCGCACATGGCAAAGTTCATGCCGCTGTAGGTACTCATAGCCCACAGAATATAGCTAAGCGCCATACTCACCGTCTTACCGGATCGTATAGCGCCGTCTGCAATTATTCCGTTTTTATCGCTCACAGGTGAGGTTTTGCACCACCAGGTGAGCACCTGGAGCTGCTTGGCGGAGAATGGCTGAAAATGAAAGGTACTTATTCTTCCCATGCCTGTTCACCCGCTTTCTGCTCCAAGGCTTCCAAGAAGCCATCGTCTGTCTGCTCATCTTCATGCCCTCGGGCCAATTCAAAGTGACGCAGAAGCTCTGCCAGGGCTTTTACTCGATCAGAGGTATTTGGCGGCTTTGCCGTCTCTGCAAACCCAATGGAGCACAGCGCGTTCAGCACATCCGTTGCGGTGAAATCCAACTTGTCCAGCTTTCGCTTTTCCAGGTCAGCGATAAATTTTTTTACCTTATCATTTCTTAGCAATCGACTCGCTTGGCTTTCTGCGCTCCCGGGCGCCTTACAATTTGGGTAAGCAGCCTGGTAAGACCGTTTCCCGTTATGGTCGAGCACATATTCATAACAGAACAGCCTTTGTTTAGGTGTTAAGGTCTCTTTGCCCATGCTGCTCACCTCCTTTGTAATAATCACGGATTATATGCTGTTATTTTTTCTGTTTGCTATTTGGGAAAAATTCATCCAGTATTTCGAGCCGAATTCTATTTTTGCGGGCTGCTTTCTCGAGACGCAACTGATGAACCCGTATAATTGTTATTGCTATTGCTGAAGCAACTACAACCACGCCGAATATCTCAATATGACTATTCTGAATGTCACTCATCTTCTGTTGTATCTTTTGAATTATTTCAGCATGATTTGAATATTCTTCGAGCAATGTTTGAAACCAATCTTTGAGGATTTCGTAAATCTTACTTTGAAAGACTGCAAACCACGAAAATATCATCGATATTACAGAAATCGTCAAAGGAGTAGTG